GTTTATGCCTGACTGAGTCGCGTCTACGCGCGGAATGTTTAAGGGGTTTAGCCCTGTATGTTGATTGCTGGCCATGTTACGGGTAGATTCTTGCGTTCCACCCTTCGGGGCCAGATGCTAAGTATTGCTCGGTGACTTGGTAGCTGCTGCCTGTTTGACGGTAAGACGACTCTATGCGGAGCAGGTTCTTAACGTCTGAGGGGAGGCTTACACCCTTCAACTCGTCAACAATTTTCATCCGTGGCTTGAGTGTTGGCACGCTGCTTTTCCAATATGAAATGGTAATTGTCGTTGATGGTGTTAAGTAGTATTGAACACCCTTGAATTCTCCGCCGTCGAAGCGAAGGAATTGTCCTGTGATCGGATCCCATACCGATCCCGTCTCACGGGACGCTGGCGGGTTGGCGAGTCCAGCCATTTGCTCGAAGTTCGGATGCGTCTCGATTGGTTCGTTGTTCGATCCGCCAGAGAATGAGATGACTTGAGCAGGGCCACCACTCGCCTCTGATGCGGAGATGCCAAAGTAGGAAGCCGTCAACGTTACCAACTCCAACCCGTTGTAGGTGGTTTGCGCGTTGAATAGTTCCAGCCTGTTGTCGTCGATGTGGAGGTCGCCAAACGTCGGCAGCGCGTCCTTATCTGCCACGTCGCAGATGAATTTAATGCTACCCTCCAGCGTTCCGTCTCGCTTCTCCGTTACTGTGCGGTCGGTCTGGATTGCGTAGGGTTGGCCTATTACAGCCGTAAACCCGCCATGTGTTTTTATTGCCATTATATTTCGGGGATTGTTGGTGTTGCTGGTGTCGGTTTGGTGTTGTTTTTAATCTCTAGGAGTATCTTGTTTGCCTCGATGCTTGCCGCTAGAACTGGGTCTGAGGTGAACGATGCCACGTTGCCGCCGCCGCCTATGGATGCAAGCGATGATGCAATTACGTTTGTCTCTGGAGTGGCCGCTGCGCCCGCTGTAATAACCGCTGCGGCCTCTGATCTAATTTTTTCCTCATCTGCTTTGATGTCTGCTTTTTTTTCCCTCTCCTTGTTCTGATCGTTGATTATTTTCTTATTAATGGCTATCGCTTGATTACCCACCTGTGCAATACGTGTATTTAGCTTGATGTTTGCAAGCTCCTCCTTTGACCCTTTCGCTGCGTCTTTGATTAACTGCGCGACCAGATCAGCACGCTTCTTTTGCAGACTCATCAACTGCTTCTCGTCTGACAGCCTTGAACGCATGGCGTTGTTTAGTTCCTCCTCCGCTGTCTTGATCTTCTCCGCTGTCTCCAGCCTCTCTTTTAATGCCTTCTCGGCAGCTTCACTGGCTGCTCCGCCTTTTCCTCCGCCGCCGCTCCCTGATCCTGCACCTCCTCCAGCCGTAGCGTCGTCTCCCGCTGCATAAAAAGCAGATCTGATACGCTCAGAAGCCCCTTCAGCCTGCCGAATCATTTTGGCTATGTCTTTCCCTATGGTATTGTCTGAGAAATTAAGCGTGAAAATATCTTTCATCAACGTACGCCATCCATCCGCGAAATCAATAAGCTCCAAGAATACTTGGGTTAATGCACCAGTCAATACGCTGAAGCCAAGCACTAAATCTTCAACCCAGCCCGCAATAGTTGACGACCCACCCTTCATCGCATTGGAGATCCTGGTCATCGCTGGCAATAGTTTTTCCCCCATTGCCGCTGATGCGTTTTCTGATTCAGCTGCTAATATCTTAAGGCTGTTTGCTAAATCGTCCGAGGTATCGCCAAAATTACCCTGCTGAACTGCGCTCTGCTGCATTATTGTTGCATACGCTGCTAAAGCTTTGGACTGCAAATCAAGTGCCCCCTTGCCGTCAGTCAAACCCATTTCCAACGCTTTAGCTTTAAGCGTTGCGGCATCCAACATTATATTGAACTTCAGAAGGGGTTCGTTTTGACCTCTTAAGCCAGATGATATAGCAAGCAAAGCCTCTTCAATGGACTTGTCGTTGAAACTTCCCATGTCAGAAGCCAACTCAACAAGTGATTTTGACATTCTCTCTGCGTCCTTATCGCCTACCTTGAGGATCTGGAACATGGAGGCGAATTGTGCGGATGCCTCTAATCCTTCTTGCTTAGATATACCGAAGCTCGTGGCTAGTGTTTCTGCCCATGCCTCCATTGAAGCAGAGCTTGCGCCAAATATCACCCTAGATTTGCCCACTGTTTCGTTAAGGCTAGACGCTGAGTCGATCAGCTTCTTAATTCCCGCGATGACAACACCACTAGCGAACGCGGTGGCTATGGTCTTGGACATGCTACTAGACCACCTTTTAGTCTGACCGCGCATCTTCTCCAGCCCCCGTGTAAATTGCGAGCCGTCAGCCTTAAATAAGAATGTTAATGCCATGATCTATTTTCTGTTTTTTCTTCGTGCTGCGTGCCACTTCTTGAAATCTTTCTCTCCGAGATCCTGTTTCACAAAAGCTATGATTTCACTCTCTTCCTTGTCTTCTAGCCTGTCAATCATCTGGTCGTCGTCTTCGTCGTATGCTAGTTTAATGTCTGCGCCCGCCAATTCTGCCAGCGTGGTGTCATACCATCGGCATAGGCTTAGTCTAGTGTTCCACGCGTCTTTGTCTGTGATAGCTGTTTTGCTGGCCAATGCCATGATGATGAGCAACATAGACGGGGCTGATAATGTTTTCCCGCTTGATGATTCTGATGACTCCCAAAGACGCGGCATGGATGTTTGCACCTCTAACCATGAGTTGAGTTTGTGAAGTTCTTTGATGAACACCTTCTTTTTCCTCATCCTCCAAAGCCAAAAGAGATCCCTCACCTTGAAGGGTCGCATGTCTGGTTCGTTGGGGTATGACGTTTTAACTACCCTAATTATCTGGAGGATGTGTTTTGCCTCGATTGAAGCACCGCCAGCGGTAAAGGGCAGCTCGTTCATCTCCAGGAGTGTGACGTGCCAAGGTGTCAAATTGGAAAGCCGTCGCCCGCAGACGACGGCCTCGCAACCTAAAATTCCGTGGAAATAACGGTCGTCCATTAAGCCAGTGTTACGTTTTCGGTGGTTTTGATTGAGTAAGTAATCTCCCTGAAATCGTTATTGACTTGGTTCTTATCAATCGAGGTTACTCGATATTTGATTGTCTCATAGGTCAACACAGTCTCGGCTGCTGAAGGTGTGTAGGCAGTGACGTGCTTAAGAACGATTGTGCCCTCAGTGACCAAGTCGTCGTGACGGTTGGTGACTTCGTTCCCGTTCTCATCCATGACGGTGGTGTTATTCTGATGCTCGTCTTTGATCTGGAAAGACTGAACGGCTGCGCTGGTGATTGATCCGCTGACTCCGTAAAGATACGCGGTTCCGTGGACGATTGGTGTAGACATAAATTATGATTGGGTTGAGTTTGTAAATAGGTGCTGTTTCAACTAGCTACCTGATCCATGATTAATGAGCCTCCAACGCCAAATTCCCACTGCGTTCCCGTGGTGTCGGTGTCAGTCTGTAGCTCGTCTACATCGTGTAGATGCAGCCCCCTGATTGGCCGCTTGTCCCTAGTGCCTACTGCTGGCTTATTGAAGTAGGTTTGCATACATGGCAGGTTGTCCATTAGCTGTTCCAGGTTGTCGGCGATTCTCTCGTATTGGGGAAGGTTGTTTTGCTCGCTGTCAGTTATCAAAGTGACCACAACGTTAGCCGTCTTGGAATACATGTCGCGCGATGTGTCTGGAGCCCTTGATACATTGACACATTTGACGATAACAACAGGTAGGTTTTCTGGTGCTTCCTTGCTTTCCGAGAACTCGATTACAGCGCACTCCCGCGCCTTGAATGAACCCTCTTTATTTAGATACGCCGCTAGCGCAACCTCTACGGATCGCGCTATCTGTCTTGGTGAATTTGCTCTTTTTGCCATAATGTTATAGTTTGTATTTGGATTTTGCTTTTCTGAGTTTTCGTTTAATCATGGTCGCCATGATCTTTTCCATGTTGCTCGCTTGAGTTCTAAACATGTTCGTCATCTGCCTATTTTGGATGATGTAGTTTGATCTGTTTGTAATCTTTAACAGAGCCTTGCCGCCCTTACCCCTGACGCTGCCGTGGCCGCGTGTCTTGTGTCCTTTGGTAATGTATGCGGGTAACTTGCCTGTGCCTCCCAGATCGCGTGCTGCGGCTGCCCAGCCTGCTTTTAACGCTCCCACTTGAGCTGCCTTTTTCTTTTTGTAGGCTGCCACCTCTTTGTAGTTTATAACAACTAGAGCAGAGCTACTGCTGCCTTTTAATCTTCTTGTGTGTCTGTTGCCTCCGTCGAACATTCCCACTTCAATCCTGTAATTTCCCCGCCCGCGTGTGATGCCCAGCCTGTCGATCATGGCTTGAGCTTTGCCTATCTGCCCGCGTTTAACCCATCGGTGGAACCTCTTGCCGTCCTGCTCGCCTGCTCGTTTAGATACAGTTTTGGCCATGTGTAGCGGGTTGATATAAATCATGTCTATCGTAGACTTCACATTATCCTTATGCTTCTTACCGTCCGCAGCCTTCTTGCCAACACGTTGAGTAAACCATGCCAGTTTCTCAGCTATGATCCGCCCCTGCTTCCGCATGATATCCTCGACTGGTTCGCCAGATATAGCGACCATCTTCTGCAACGCCGCTGCAAAACGCGCCTCATCACCTGGCTTTAGCTTGGCGGAAACCATTAATCTAGTGATACGCGGTTGGTTTCTGTAAGGTCTAGTGTCGTCATCGCCTTGCCTTTCCTGACGCTGCCGACTTTCCATTTCTGATCCCTGCCCTCAACTATCATTCCCTCGCGTAGCTTCAGGTCTGGGTCTGTCGGGAACTGCACATTGACATCCTGCTGGACACGCGAGCCGCCCATAATCTCCCGCTCTGTGTTCACCTCTCCCCATACCGCGCTTATCGTTTGGCTTTTAATGGTTATCGGTTCGCCTCCGAGCGTTGACATACTCCCTGCGATTGTCTGGCTGACTAGTTTTTGAATGTCCATGGTGGGTATAAAAAAGCCCCTCCCCGCGAAGGGAGAGGCTTGGGGTTTTATGTGTTGTAAATATTACTTCAATGCCTTCTTAGCTGCTTTCTTGGCGGCGGGTTTTTTTACAAACTTGCGCTTCCGAGTTAAGCCGAGATCCTTTTGGATGACCTCAACCAGTTCATATCCATCAGCAGCCGTCATGGTTTTGAATTCACGACGGACGGCAACGGGTGCGCCTTCGCTGACGATCTCCCGTTTTCCGTTCTTTGTTCCAATTAACAATGCGTAGTTCATGGTCTGGTTATTTAAGATTAGGCAGATACGAGGCGTTTAATGCCAGTTCCGATTCCTGTCTCGAAGGCGTAGACTGACTCGACTACGGTCTTGTTGACTCCGCTATCCTCAGAATACCAGTTACGGAGTCCGAGAGTAGCTCCACCTTCACCTACGAGAGCTTCTGCGCGGGTGTAGTTGTGACCAGCTTGTGGCTGGAGGTAGCGGAATGCTGTGGCGATGCCTTTGCCGTCAGAAGCGAATCCGACAAGGTTTTCACCGTTGGCTGGAACTGCGTTGGATGGAATGACTTTGAAGCCGTGAAGCATAGGAATATCACCGCTCATGATGGCGTTGAAGCCGTATCCTGATGTGTCCTTGATTGCGCCAGACTTGCGAAGGGCGGCGATGTAGGCAGGGGTGAGGATCAGGTAACGGTCGTTAGGATCCCAGTCTGCGCTGTCGCAGTCTTCTGCTACGTCTGCAACATCGTCCTCGTCAAAGGTAGAAGCTGCACCAGTAAAGGATGCTGCGCCGAAGTTGGCGTTGGTGATTTCACTCCAGATGTCTTGAAGGATGGTAAGCGCGAGCTTGTTACCTTTGCGACGACCGAATTTTTCCATTGTGAGAACAGAGCTAGAGGCGATTTCTACATCGTCAAGCCCCCAAGAAACGTACTTAGGCTGGCCTAGAGTAAGCTCTACGGCGTCGCTGTCTGCGTCCTGGATGGTGTAGTCTGCGTGGGTTGTCTTATCTAGTGGGGTATCGATTGCGGTATTATCGCGCATGATGCTCACCTTTTCACCGCGTCGAGCTGCCTCAGAACTAAAGTCTGTTGCGAACGATACGAGTGGGGCGATTGCGGTTGTGTATCCCTCCAAGACTGCTTGGGCGATAATGTCGTCATTGATTCCTGCGATTGAGTTTGCCATTGTATTAGTTTGTTATTTGTTGATTAGTTGGTTGGTGATTATACGGAAGCTTTGATTGCTGCTTCATTTTCGCGCCAGAATGCACCTGCTTTGGTTGGGTCTGTCGCTTTTAGTTCTTTATATTGCTCGTAGACTGAAAGAGTGACTTCGCTGTCATCGACTGCCACGGGGGCAGGATGTCCGATTTCTGCGAGTTTGGCCTGTGCCGCGTCTTCGACCTTGGCATCAAATTCGCCTTGGTCTTTTACGATTGCTTCACTTGTTTCAAGTTTAGCGATCAGCTCTGTGATCTGAGTTTGATTCTCTACCAACTCAGCTTTAGCTGCGGATAGATCCTCGGAGAGCGTTACCGCTTCAGCCTCGCGATTGGCGATGGTGGCCTCGTGTTCGGAAACTTCAGCTTGTGATGCCTCTAGCTTAGCTGCGAGGTCTTTATCTTTATTAAACATAGATTGTTTGTTGGTTATTAATTGGTTGGAATTCAACTCGTTTTCGGTGTCCTGCTCCTTGCCGTTCTTGATGATCGAATCGACAAAGCCTAGATCTTTAGCTTGTGCTGTGTCCATCCATGTCTCGTCTTTCATTAGCGCGCGCATCTCGTCCTGCGTTCCGTTGGTTCGCTCGGAGTAGATTGACGCGATCTCTGAGCTGATGCTCTCAAGAAGATTGGACTGCTTGCGGAGGTCGTCAGCGTTGCCGTATGCCATGACGGATGCGTCATGAATCATGATGCGGCTACCTGCTGTCATCTTGCGTTGATCGCCTGCCATAAGGATTACGCTGCCCATGCTGGCTGCTAGTCCGTTTACTGTTGTGACTACCTCAACGCCTCGCGCTGAAATTCCTTTTAGTGCGTTGTAGATCCTCTGCCCCTCCATGACGCTACCGCCTGGGGAGTTAATTTCTACATCCACAGACTCAAGTGCGTTCTCGGCTGAACAGGTGATGTCACCGATTTGCATATTAGATGCAACGGCTGATTCTCCGTAGAGTTGCTCTAGCTCCTGAATGAGTTGGTCGGCTGAGTCTTTGTGGACTGAGTCGTTGAGCTTGATTTTGCCAGCTCGGTTTTCGATATTGATAAGATTATTCATCGTCTTCTTGTGTGGTTGGTTGTTGGGTTTGTGCTGCTGCTGCCGCGCCCTCGTTTAATAGTGTGATTGGTCGTCTGTATCCTTTGTCTTGCTTCCATGCTCCGACTACTGCTGGCGGCATTGTTGGCAGTCCTCCGATTTCGCGGAATCTTGTTTCATCCTCTTTCGATGGGGTAATGCCTCCCGCTCTCACTCCTACACCAAAGGCATCGAACTGGGCTTTGAGATTTGAAAATTTCAATGTCTCATCCACTTCACCGTCCTCTCCGACAACTGTCGGGCTTGGTGCCATTTCGTTAGGCGTAAGCATCTGCATCTCCCTGTCGTCGATCTGTTCTCCTGTCGCAGCTTCCACTTCGCGCTGAATGCGTTTACGGGTGGCGATCTCTACGGCTCGCTGGGTGACTACGTTCTCGTAGGTCTTGCCCATCTCCTGCATGATCTCCGTCATGTTGACAGATCCGATCTTATATTCTTCAATGAGAGCTTTCGAGTCTCTGCCTGGATCAATGGAAACTTTAGGCGGCATGGTGAAGTCCCACCGATACCAATCCTGACTCGATGGTAGTTGTCCAATCTTCACGGCCTTGGCGATTGCCCATGACACCATGCGCTTTGCTGGCCCTCGGAGAACGTCTTGCCGTTTCTCAACTTTCATCCGTGCCGTGGCTTGGATGTTGCGGATGGTCGTCCCGTTGATGCCGTCCTTTTTCCAAGTGAGTTCGTAAGGCCACACAGGGCCGATGACTTCGCGCATGATGCGGTCTTGGAAGTCGCTCCAATCACTGCCAGGTCTGTTACTGTCGATGCTCTCAAGTTTGCCACCTGAGTTTGATTTAAAATATTTGACCATGCCCTCTGCCATTTCAGACACAACAACGTTCTCGCCGTTCGCGTCCTCTGTAACTAGGCTGTTGGCTGCGTCCATGTCAGCCCCGCCGCTCTCGTTGTATTCAATGATGCCGTAGGATGACATCATCATTTGCGCCATTTGCTCATAGTCTTTAGACTTCGCTGCTTTGCGTATCTCGTTGATACCGTGAGACAGCGCAGGCATCCCCCTTGATTGGTTGTGATACTCTGGATCAGCGATGGGGATGATGTTCTGTGCGTCAATCTGCTTGTCGTATTTCGGTTCGTCGCCAAGTAGGTTGTATGCCACTGGTGCGCCTGCCTTGTTCTCAATGACTCCGTTTCTGATTCTTAGTCCTCTGTATTTTCCAGACTGAACGGTTGGCTTATAGTCCCGCGTGCCAATGCGATGCGCTGGGATATGCTGAATCTGTGGGTAGCCTGATTTAGCTTCAGTCAGTAGAACGAATGTGCCGCCGTCCTCATCGATGGCTTTTGAGTCTAGCCACAGCGAGGCTTGGAAATCGTAAAGACTCCCGCGAACATCGCAGACAGAATACCAAGACTTTAGCCAGTCTTTAGCTATCTTTCCCCACTCGCTGTCTTCTCCTTGGAACTCTGGCAACCATGCTCTGCCGACCGATGCGTCAGCCTTCTGAACGATAGCCCCTTTGATGGCCCCGTTATTGGCAACAACGGATCTGGACGCGCTGAGAGTTGTCCGCCAGTCCATAGGCGTGAACATAGCGTCAAGGTCACGCGCGAAGTTTGGCACGTAAGGAACAGACCTGCTGCCCCTGCTGGATGACTGGATGAAGTTCTGACTCGAAACCGAGTTGCCGTATTGATTTAAGATAGCCATGATTAAAAAACTGAACCGTAGCTGATGCTACTCGACTTGATGTTGTTCTCTATAAGCAGCAGTGCCTGATCCAAGCAGCTTGCCCATTGCATGTTACTCATGCCGTCTGGTCTCAGTGAGAAACTGGCACCGTTTGCTGATGCGCTCGATACCTGCCCGCCTTGGCTTGTGGCTGCGGATCTGATCGCCTCGTCTCGCCATGTGATTAACTCTTGGCGGTTTGATTCTGAAGTTTCTCCGAACCTACGCAGAACATTAATACATGAGGATGCCATCTTGTGGATTGGCGTGATTTCAACACAAGAAAGCCCCGCCGATTATGGCGAGGCTTTGGGTGATGTTATGTCGGGGATGTTATAACTTCCCCTTACCGCAGAACTCGCAGCGGAACGGTGTGAATACATTAAGGACTCCCAGCATGATCCAGATAAACACCCATAGACCCCCCGTTATAAGGGTGAGGAATGCGTGGAGGATGTGGCTAACGCGCTGCTTCGAGAACGGTCTTGACTGGCCGCATATCTTGCATTGGCGGCATATTGTTGTTTTGCTCATTGTTTTTATTTGTAGATTTTCTTGCCCGCCAGCTTATTAAACGGAAGCTCGTAGTCTTTCCTTCGTCTCATCTCGATTTCTCGAAGACGTTTGAACTGGTGATTAAATGTAGTTGTGTCGTCATCGTCTACGGCTTTGAGGGCTGCGGACATGGTTCTTATTAGTTCATTATTCCAGAACCTTTGAATAACTAGGAGCTGCACGAATTCTGATGTTGGTTTTTGTTCCATGTCCGTATTATGCACCCAGAACGACACCTTGCAAGATATATTTAGTTTATTTTATTCCACCCCTGCGTCTGTTGATGTTTTCAATAGTCCGTAGATGGTAGCTGCTACCACTTGCATGACCTCGCAGTCCCAAAGGTGGTTCTGATAATGGTCTTTAATTTTCTCGTAGATCAGCTTCCCGCTTGGTTTCCTCACCTTGTGTTCGCTCTGCATCTGCGTCTTGTATTCTACGCTGTGGTCTGTGCCGACTCCGTAGCTCCCTCCTTTTAATAGATCCGTGAGGCAGTCTTTGTTCAGCAGGTTTGAATGCTTGATGTATTTATAAACAAGCCCCCTGTTGGTCTTGGCTGTGTATACATTGGAAATTGCGTGGATCTCGACGCGCTTTGTTCTCCTGTTCTTAATCGGGTAGCCTTCCGCCTTGTCTCCCAGCAATGGTATCCACGGTTTGTTGTCGATGTTGGTTTTCGATGCGTGGCTCTCGTGTCCTACCTCGTCAGGTCTATAGCCTCGATCCACGAACACACCCTTGTTGGCCACGTTGAATCTTTTTTGAATGATTCGCAACGCTTCCCAGGTTGTGACTTTCTCAGCATAAAGCAACCTTGAACCGCGATCGATACTCCAAGCCCTGACCACTGCCCAGAAGTGATCGCCCTGCACGTCCACCGTTAAAAACCTGTGAGTCTCATGCTCCCACTTCTCACCGTGGGCAAAATCCTTCATTCGATAAACGTCATCGCCCATCTTCATTACTGGTGCTTCCGTTGGTTCTTCCCACGTCTGCGCTAGTCGTTGCTGAATGAATGATTTCAGCGGGGCTTTGTTTCCCTTCTTTAACTGGTCGCGTGCTGTCACCCACTCCTGCACTAGCTTTTTCCACTCGATCCACCAGACAGCCATCGCTGGATATGTTCCCGCAATCTTTCGCGGAATATGGTTATTCCCTCGGCTGATGTATCCCCTGCTCTCTGTGTTGACCAGCGAGGCAGATAATGATCGGCGAACCTTTGCAGTATCCTTGAACTTTGCTTTGCAATCCACGCCAGCGCATTCGTAATGAACACTATTGCCAATCTTCACCCAGTCCCACTCGTCAGCTTTGTTTTTGACGTGTTTATATTTGATCTGTTTCCAAACCCACGGCTGCACCTTTTTACACTTGGGACACTCGAAGCAGAAATCATGAACATCAGCTTCCTTGAAAGCTCCGTCCAGTTGGTCGTCCTCGATGCCACCTTGAGACACTAGAACTACGCGGCTGTTCCATCGGTCATGCGTCCGTCGCCTTGCATAGTCCAACATGCCCGCGCCCCAGAGCCAGACCTCATCACCGTAAACCCAGCGGATGGATTTTGATTGTAGGCTTGAGATGTTCGCCCCGCCCACGTAGAGAGGCATGTGAGCAAATAGGATTTCTTTCTTTCTGAAGTTTCCTTTATTCTTCCCCGCTGGAATCAATGGTTTCACCTTCTCATTAATCTTGAGCGCAGGATGGAATCGAAGGTCTACCCAGTCGCGTGCGTCGTCGTCTGTTTGGAATGTTACGAGTGTCGGCCCTGGCTCCTCTGCTATGATCCACGGTAGCAACCCTTCCAGCATCGTTGTCTTGCCCGATCCGACTGGAGCCATTAACACGACTTCGCGATTAGCGTTGTCTGCGATCTGTTCCATTGGCCATCTCAGCCAAGGGGTCGCGCTAATGTCGAATTGAGGCGAGCGGGCAGAGTGGGGGAGGCGCACGTACTTACATGCCCAATCAACGTTGTTCATTAACGACGGTGGGCTGACTGCTGCTTGGAACGTGTCTTGTGCTAGGCTCATTCTGTGATCTGTCGGTATAGTTCGCTGCTTGAGTCTGCCAACTCGGTTCCGATCTTTCTCATGTAACTATTGATGATCTTCTCCATAGCTGTAATCTCCAGACCCTCAAGCATGGCTGGCAGATCAGCACCGCATTTATTATGTGCCGCCTGTGTGGCTGATCCAATCCGAGTCAGGTCTTCCATGACTTCCGCTCTAGGTAGGTGGTCGCGCTCGGCTATCGAGAATAGCAAGAACTCACGTAGTCCTCCAATCTTGGTTTTCAGAAATCGCGCTTGATCGTAATCGCCAGCGTTAAGCAAATCCTTCTTGAGTTGATCCATGTCAAGGTCGCCAATCTCAATGTCTGTAGATGGGTCGTCCTCTGGCTTCTCATCCCACGGGCAGCCAGAACGCCACGCGGGTGGACGTTTGTTTTGAGCTAGCATTGCCGTTCTGAACTCGTCGCGGTTCTGCACGTCGTAGCCCTTCTTCTTGATCTTTGAGATCGTTGACTGCGGAACTTTGTAGAGGATGGCTAGTTCGTTTTGGGTCTTTTGTTTTGGCTGCATGTCGGCGGTTGAATCCTTAGTAGATTGCTTATGATGCTATTGCTTTGTTTTGCGCAATTTAGGCGCTGTCTCTTATACACATCTGACGCTGCCGACGATCTTACGCGTGT